AGCGATGGGGTTGAGTAATGTCCATAAGACGGACACACTAGGAGAAGTACAAAAATACTTAGGACTAGCATTATCGGTAACCAGTTTGGCAACAGCAGGTATGGGGGCATGGGATAAGTTTACAGCCCCATCAGCGGGTTCAGTTATTCCTAAATTCACGGAGCTGAATAACCCTTCAATGTTAAATCTTCAACCTATAGAGCGTGCAACAGGTGGATCTGTTTTCGGAGCAGGAACAGGCACTTCTGATTCTATCCCTACCATGCTGTCTAATGGTGAGTACGTCATCAATGCCAAAACCGCAGCAGCTATTGGGCACGACACTTTAGATGCTTGGAACTTTGCCTCAGCTAGACCAGGCAGGTTCGCTACAGGCGGTTCCATAGGTAATTTAGCTTCTTCTGTCAGTAATATTGCTGCTCCAACTTCGGCTACACAGGCTGCTCCAGCAGTTGCCACCCCTCAATCTATCAGGGTTGTCATGGTTGATGATCAGCGGGACGTCAAAAATTATTTGACTTCTTCAGAGGGAGAGAAAGTGTTAGTGGACTTTGTTAAGCGAAATAGTTTATCATTGAAGTCTGTTCTGAGGTGACAAAGGATTGTCCGATAAATGACGCTACAAATATTAACAACCCAACCTAATTGGACTACGCCAGTATTGGAACGGTTGGAGTGGAGAACAGACATTATTAAGTCTAGGGATGGGACGGAACAACGCATCAAGTTGCGAGAGCATCCTCGCCACTTGATAGAGTATGATTTCCTTGTTGCGAGAAGCGAGTACCGAGCGTTACAGGTACAGCTTCTTCGTTGGCAGAGTTCGCGTTGGTTAATTCCTTTATGGATGCACACCCAACAAATCACAATTGCTGCCCCTATCAATTCCACTCGTATCCACATGGCTGCAACAGCTACTTACGAGTATCAAGTAGGTAGTCACCTTTATCTAAGCATCTCTACGACTCAATATGAGTACCACCCTGTCTATGCTATTGGCCCTGACTATATTGACTTAGCAGCGCCTACTACTCAAGCATGGCCTATAGGTACCTCGGTAATACCTGCTCGATACGGAAGAATAGCAAGTTCAGTCAAGATGCAAGCCATTACAGGTGACGTAGGCTCAGGTAACTTGCAGATCAATATTGAGAACACAACCTCCTTTGATACGGTTGAAAATGAATTAGTTGATGGTTTGCTTTATTTTGGATTGGAACCTAATCGGTCTGACCCTGTAGACATGTCTTGGACACGTAATCAAGGTATTTTAGATTACGGTACTGGCCCTATCACTACTTACGATCTTCAAGGTTACACTGAAATCACTCGCGCTTACTCTTATCTGAGTCTTAATCGTACAGGGCGGAATAAAGTCCGTTCGTTATTGAATCATTGTAAAGGTATGCGAGCACCTTTCTTACTGCCTACCTTTCAAGCAGATATCGCAGCAGTGTCTAATCAAACACGTTTAGCCGCAGACCACACCTTAAACATTGAGTCTGTTAACTATTCAAACGATATGTTTGGAAGAGTTACTTACCCTTATTTACGGCTGGAACTTTGGACGGGCCCTATCCTTATTAAGTTAGTCAAATCTTCGATCATCGTTGATTCGACTACTGAGACTTTATCCTTTAGCACACCTTTCGGAACTCCATTTACCTCAAAAGATATTAAACGAATCTCTTACGTCAACATGAGTCGCTTGGACTCTGATGCTGTAGAGTTCTCATGGATTACACCCAACGTGGTGAGTATGGCGATTACGGCTAGAGGTATACCTGAATGACAAACTATAGAGAGAAAGAAGATTCCTTATACGCAGGAGAGCCTCTTGAGCTTTACAGAGTAACAACAGGAGATCTTGTCATTACCTTATGTTCTGGGGACGTTACCGCTGTACATAATGGGGAATCGTATATACCTTCAACTATGAAAAGATCAGAGGTTAGGCAAACACAAGAGATGAGTAAGTCTCTTTTGCAACTGACCACGAGTAAAAATAACCCAGTTGCTGATTTATTTCGTACTGGAGCTCCGGAGTTTCCTATCTTCATAACAGTATTTAGGCAACATGCTGTTATAGACGGCTCTGATTTTGTTGTAACCTATAAAGGAAGAGTAAGTAATTGTAGTTACACATACTTGGAGGCGGAACTTAACTGTGAACCTATCTTTACCAGTCTAAAGAGACCGGGGCTTCGGATTAAATACGAGCCCACCTGCTGCAATGGCTTATATGACGTAGGTTGCACACTTGTTAAAGAAGATTTCGCAGTTAATGGTACTGTTTTAACGACTAACAGTAAGCGTATTTTTACTATTCAAGCGGCTGCGACGAAACCTGACGGGTATTTTATTGGCGGGATTCTTGCCTTAGGCGGCTTACACATGATTGCAGACCATAAAGGCACCACTATTACCTTAGTTAGACACACGATAGGAGCCCATGTTGGGGATGCAGTTAGCCTTTATCCAGGGTGTGACCACGGGCGTACCACTTGTCATTCAAGATTTAATAACATCGTAAACTATAAAGGCTTTCCTTGGATGTCAGACAGGAACCCCTTTACTGATAATACGATTAATTATATTAACTAAGGAATAACATGGAACTAATAACACTCTTTATAATCATTTCGATTGTCTTAACTGTAGCTTCTCTAGCTATCTCGATCTTTCAGATGCTGCAAAAGCCTCCTGAGCCTCCCGTCCCGCCTCCTAACGGATTAAATGGGATACCTGAGTCAACACAGGGCATGGACGTACCTGTCCTCTTTGGCAGACGTTGGATCTCAAAGTCGAATGTAGTTTGGTGGGGTAACCCTCACACAAGCAAAATAAGTGTAAGTGCTAATGAGCTTCAATAGGTAATAAACTATGTTCACGGATGAACAACTTAATAAAATAATCACCATACACGACTGTCGAGATTTAGGGTTCTGTCTAACAGGGTCTAAACAATCAATAGAAGGTATGGGACTTAACTTTAAACAGTTTATGAAAGCGGGCATCTCAGTTAGAGAGGCTATAGCTTTAGACAATGCCTTAGTAAATAGGCTTATTGAACAAGTAACCAAGGAAGGTTAGTCCATGGGTAAACCCGCCGCAAGTAAGGTAACCATCGGTTACCAATATTACTTAAGTATGCACTTGGCCCTTTGCCACGGGCCTGTGGATTCGATTGATCAAATTAAAGCAGGGCCAGTAGCCCAAATAGGTGGTGGGAAGGATACAGGTACGTGGACTTCCGATAGCTCTTCCGAAGCCGCAATAGCTGCATATAGTGCAGCAAACCCTATTGCCTACATAGAGTTAACCCCCGTGTTACGGACCGCTTCACAAGGAGTCTTTCTTACAGAAGGGTATTACCGCTGGACTGAGGAGTTAATCAACGGCATCTGGGTGCCAAACTACACTTCTTGGGACGAGAACACTTCTAGTTTTATCACAGGTGCTGCGCCCCCTGACTTTGTAATCAGAGGAGCTGAAAAAGCTTGGCCTATCACTGAAAACGGCGTGTTTACTGTAAACCAGCCTCAACTCTTTGGCGGTAAGTTTAAAGAAGGTGGAGTCGTTGGAGACATTGCGGTGCGTATGGGAGCACCTGATCAACAACCTGATGAATGGTTACGAGGGGCCATCAGTAAGCTAGTTGTAACAGATCCTGTGACAGGCGCTCCTATTACAGGGGCCGTTGAGTTACCTGCTTTTAGAGGCGTTACGTGCCTGATCTGGAAAGATATTTGGTACTCGTCAAACTCCGCTTCTCCAAAACCTTGGCAAGTTCAAGCAACGCGTATCCCTTATAAAGATAGGCCCTATGCAAACATTAATGGAGAGGCAAATCCTGCTTACATTATTGCAGAGTGTTTGCTCAACCCTGTCTGGGGCTTAGGCTACAGCCTTACAGATATCGATGTAGAAGGCTTTACGGCTGCTGCAAAGACTCTTTTTGATGAAGGCTTTGGTTTATCCGCGATATGGGAAGAAGCCTCAACGACTGAAGATTTTATAGGGGTTATAGTTCAGCACTGCTCTGCAATGCTTTATGTTAATCCATCGACTGGACAGTTCACCCTCCGTCTAATCAGAAACGATTACAATATCGAAACCTCCTTCGTTGCTGACGAATCCAACATTGTTTCTCTGGAGAACTTTGCTAGGGCAGGGATGTCAGATTTAGTTAACCAACTAACGATACAATGGGTTGATGTAAATACGTCAGAGTGGCGTTCACTGACTGTGCATAATCCAGCTGTCCGTGAGATTCAAAAGAGCATTGTTGCAGTTACTCGCCAATACGTAGCGGTGACCAGCGCAACTTTAGCTAAGACCATAGCCATACGAGACTTAAGTACCTTAAGTCAACCCTTAGCCTCAGTGAAATTGACGCTCAACAGAACCGCTTCGAAACTGTCTATTGGAGACGTGTTCCTTTGGAATTGGCCTGACCTCGGTATCGAAGGGATGATTCTAAGGGTTGCTTCTGTAGCCTACGGATCTTTAGATGCAGGCACGATTACCTTAGAATGTATAGAAGACCTTTTCGGAGCTAACCATGTTAACTATACAATGCCTGGAGGTACTGAGTGGGTTGACCCGCATCAAAACGCCGCAGCAGCTCCTCATCAACTTAGCGTAAACCCGACATACCTAGACGTATTAGATAGGCTTACGCAAGCGGGTAAGACCCTTTCTGATTTAACACCTAATAGAGGTATTACTGCACTGTTAGCCTCTCAGCCCTCCGCAATGTTCACGTCTTATGAGCTGTGGTGTGACGGTGCAAGTACAGGTTATACCTATAGAAAAATAGCTACTTTTAACCCCTACGGACAAATAGCCGCATTAGTTCGTCCTGAAGACTATTCAACATTCACAGTCATTAACTCGCTTAGCCCTAATTGGATCAAAGTAGGGCAGTATGCAGTCTGTAATGGGGAATGGATGTACGTAGATGTAGTTAGAATTAATAGCGCTACTAATGTAGTTACAGTGAGTTGCTTTAGAGGTATCGCGGATACTAGTCCCGGATTTCTTTATGCTGAAACAGATATTTGGTTCTATGATAACGCTCAATCCCTTGACTACACAGACTATCTGACAGGGTCTATTGTCCGCAGTAAAGCTTTGCCTAGAACGCCTTCAGGTTTACTGCCTATAGCCTCAGCCCCTGCCTCTGAGAATACTATCGATGCTAGATGGATGAGGCCTTACCCGCCTGCTAATCTACGCATCAATGGAAGTCGATACCCTGTATCAGTTACCGGAGACGTTGAGCTTACATGGGCGCACCGCAATCGACTCTTGCAAGAAGACATTATTCTTCATCAAAATGAAGCGTCTGTTTCTGCTCCAGAAATAGGTACTACGTACACTATTAGGATATTCTCAGGTACTGGAACTGTCCTTAATACTATTGAAGGTTTGATTTCAGCCAGTTATATTTACACAGCGGCTCAAATCCTTGCAGACGGTGCTGGCACGAATTTCTATGTTGCTGTGGTTGCTGTACGGGATGGCTTAGTGAGTTACGGTGCTCACTTCTCTTTAGTTTCTCTTAGCAGCAGTTCAAATCAATTTACCTTGAGCTTCCCTTCCTTCGGGACGTACAACCCACTTATCCCTACTTTAGCCGACCACATTGAGATTACTTCCGTTAATACAGTAGGTATTCATGGGCTAGGCTTCTCAGGGCAAGATGCACAGATCTATTGGGAGGATAATCACGTTGCCTTGTTTGCTACAGGCACTAAATTCTCTCTTGAAGCGCAAGCAGATTGGTTCGACTCTTATCAAGTCATCATCTTAAAAAATGGGGTAGTGCGTAGAACGGTTTATACCACAGAACCTAAGTTCACTTACACCTATGCGATGAACACAGAGGACGGATTAACCCGATCCTTTGAAGTGACCGTTTGTGTGAAAGATGCGTTTGGTAACTTATCTCCGACACGCGGCTTAAATGCTTCTAACCCTGCTCCCGAATTTACTAACATCACCTTTAAAGCTAAAGCAAGTCAAGGCACGCTACTTGTTCATGCCAGGTGTACTGACCCTGCTTTAATCTCTACCAAAGTATACGCATCTAAGGCTCAAGGCTTCATACCTTCGACAGCTAATCTAGCGTATCAAGGAGCTGACTTAAGTCTCTCAGTGCCTACTCCAGGCGGCGGTGTTTGGTATATCAGGTTGGAGGGTATAGACGATTTTGGAGAGTTCGGCGCTATTATGTCAGAGGAGTATACACCGGATGTTACGCCTCCTAGGCCTTGTACTATGCTAACTACTCAGTCTATGTTTAAAGCGGTACTGTTACGCTGGATCAACCCAAGTGACATAGACTTTGACCATGTTGATGTGTTCATGGGGCCTGAGCAAGATTTCTTTGCAGGGGTAGGGGCTTCGAAGATCGGTACAACTAAAAGTGATTCTTACTTAGTACTTAACCTCCCCACAGGATCAGTGGTGAGTTATTTTTGGATCAAAGCAGTTGATACTTCTGGGAATGAATCGATTTTAAACGCAGTTACAGGTACGGCGGGGAGGACTTTAGACGATGCCGCTGTGATGGTAGATATGTTGGCTGAAAATATCGGATCATCTGCTTTAAATTTAGAGTTAGGTACACGAATTAATTTAATCGATGCGGCATCTACAGGCCTAGTGTCTTTAGTTGGAGACCACACCGCATCTATTGCGTTAGTTCAGAATGTAGCTCAAGGTACAGTTGAGTCTATCGCTCAATTACAGTCAACTGTCGGTGCGAACACTACGGCTGTTGAAGTCGCTCAAAGTTCAGTAGACGGTATTAACGCTAAGTATACTGTAAAGATTGACAGTAATGGGTATGTCTCAGGTTACGGGCTTATGTCTGAAATGAACACTGTGACCAATACACCTTTATCTTCTTTTGCTATTAGAGCTGATAAGTTTTCGATAGGAACTCCGTCTGTTCCAGGCTCAGATGGAGGGGCTGACTGCCCTTTCATGGTCACCACCACTCCTACCACTATTGACGGTACGGTTTTCCCTGCTGGGGCCTATATCAAGAACGCTTTCATCACTAAATTAACAGCTAATCAGATTGATAGCAGAGGCTTAACAATAAGGGATGCTGCTGGAAACGTGATTCTAGGTTCAGGTACAGGTCTTGATTGGGGCAATGTGGTTAATCCTCCAACGTCTTACCCTCTAAGTGCGAATGATCAGTCTATATTAGACAGCGCTGCCGCCTTAGCCGCAGCAGCAACTACGGCAGCTACAGCAGCCACAGATACAGCAGTTAAAGTAAACGCAGCGTTGGTCAATATCTTATCTGACGGTATTTTGTCTGTGTCAGAGTTGCAGACTATTAGAAGTTTTTGGGATACTTTGATTGCTGAAAAGCCTTCTATCCAAGCTCAAATCACTACTTATAACTTGACGAGCCAAGGTCTAACCTACACGAATGCGATCACTCAATTAGGTAACTTTCTAAACAGTGGAGTCCTAACTTCTGTAGCTTGGGCATCAGGGACGCTTCCACATTACATCACAGATGTGTATATAAGCACCGTTACAAACATAGGCCTCACAGTTGGGGATGCTACGGGTACATCCTTCAGAGCAGCAGTTCGGGTCTTTGAAAATGCACGAACAGCTATCTTTCAGGCTATTGCTGACTTAAGCGTAACTGCTGCAAATCTTGCAGTAACAAACTCAATAAAGCCACCAGACTGGTTTAAGCTAGTAAATGCTCCAACCTTTGGAGGCTTTGCTTATTTAGATTCAATAACCACCGCAAACATATCGACCTATATTAAAGGTGCTGTGATAGGTACTGCCTATATTTCAGATGCAGCTATCACGAGTGCAAAGATAGGCGCTGCTGAGGTTAACACCTTGCAAATTGCAGGTGATGCAGTAACTGTTGCAGGGTATGTACAAGTACCTGCTGATGGCGCTCAAGCGGCTCTAACAATGTGGTTAGATGACGGTGCAAGGGTAGTTATCAAATGCTCCGCACAATCCAGAGTGAATCACTCAGGTCAGGCGGGAAATCAAACGCAATATATTTCTATTTACATGGGCGCAACCGCTAACGGCAAGCAGTTAGTGAACCGGGCTATACTTTTTGCAGGTAACGACCAAGGAGCTTGCTCTAATTCAGGCTGCTCTGTCGCAACGGTGGTGTCGGGGTCTGGCTGGTATGTAATCAACTCAGTTATTCAAGGCTTGCAATGGTGGAGTTCAACTATAGAAGTAATAGGAGTTAGAACATGAGTGCTAATAGCATTAATTATGCAGTATATGACTTAACAACAGGCGCTATATTGCGTATGGGGCTGTGCGCTAACAATGCCGCAGCTATCAATCATAGCTATACGCCCAGCTTAAATGAAGGGTTTTACACTGGACAGGTCTCACCACAATCCAACTATCTACCGGATGGCGTGTTAGCTGCATTAAACGCCTATGTAATTACAGCCAACAAAACAACTTTATTATCAAATGGTGTCGATAGCATTACCTTTAGCGGTATACCCGCTGGAAGTGTTTGTAGAATTGTTGTGCCTTCTTACGCGATAACGCCAGCTAAGGTAGTGGTTAATGACGGAACATTGATCTTCAAAACGTATGCGGCAGGAAACTACACGATAGAGATTTCTGAGCCTACGTATGAAGTATACACACTTAACTTTCAGACAAGCTAATGACTACTATAACTGTTAACTTCCCAGCTCTTACTACGGTTCCAACACCCAGTGCTATTACTATTTCGCCTAACCCAGACGGGACAAACGATATCTTAGTAAGCTGGACTTTTACTCAGAATGTAAATAGCCCTGTTTCTGGCTTTCTGCTGTACTACGGAGCAAGCCCATTAACAGTTGCCAGCCCGTCTGTAGTGCTGTCGGTATCTGCAATTAGTTATTTAGCACAAGGTGTTTCTCAAGCTTGGACAGGTAAGGTTGGTATTGCCAGTTATCAAACCACGCCCTATGGTCAGATCATTAGCGCAATCCAGTCAATTAATAGTTGGAATATTACAGGCACAACCCCGAACATCACAGGCACTATTAATGGCACATCTGCTGCTAATCTAACTGACGCTATTTCAACAGCCAATGCGGTTAATACAACCCTAAATAACTTTTTGTCCGATGGAGTCTTGTCAGTTTCTGAGCTACAAGGTATTAGAAGTGTTTGGGATAATTCTATTGCTGAGAAAGCCTCTATCAATACCCAAGCCACAACCTATAGCTTAACCAGTCAGAACACCTCTTATAATAATGCTCTAATAGCGTTAGGAACTTTCTTGAATGGTGGGGTTGCGTGGACGGCAGGCATCCCTTCTTTCATTACTACAACCTACATTGGTACTGTAACTAATACAGGGTTGTCAATAGGATCTACAACAGGTGCAGACTTTAGAGCAGTGGTTAGCACATTTGAAACCGCCAGAACAGCGATCTTTCAAGGTATCTCAGATAAAGCTGCTACAACAGCAGACTACGAAAAGTTAACGGGTACAGTCCCTGCTGGCATCTTAAACAGCAATGTAACTACTTCGTCTATAGGAGCTGCAACTACAGGGGCTTTAGCTACCACAACTGCAACTGCTAATGGTGCTATTCAAACAACTTTAGCCAATGCTCCTGCCGAGATCTTAAACAGTAACGTAACTCCTGCGTTAATAGGGGCTGCCACTACAGGGGCTTTAGCTACAACAACTGCAACTGCTAATGGTGCTATTCAAACAACTTTAGCTAACGCTCCTGCTGGTATTTTAAATAGTAATGTAACTACTTCGTCTATAGGAGCTGCAACTACAGCGGCTTTAGCTACAACAAACGGCAATGTTACAGCCGCTAACAATGCCGCCAATGCAGCAAAAGTGACAGCCGATCAAGCTCAAGTTACTGCTAATAATGTCAACAACGGCTTGGCAGCCATGCTGGCTGACAATAATCTTTCAATCACTGAATTGAATCAAATAAGAGGTACTTGGGACATTATAATTAGTGAAAAGGCTTCAATACTCGCCCAAGCTTCAACTTACTCTGTCAGCGTTACCTTGTATAACAGTACCTTAGTGGCTTTAGGTACATTCTTGAATGGCAGTGCTTGGTCGTCAGGAGTCCCTCAATATCTCACAACCAGCTTTATTTCCGGTGTAACGACCGCAGGTTTGCAGATAAACGCAACAACAGGGGTGGACTTCAGAGCGGTGGTTAATAGCTTTGAAACGGCAAGAACAGCAGTCTTTCAAGGCATCTCAGATGCCGCAGCTGCAAAAGGAGTCGCGGCTCAGACTACTGCTAATGGTGCTATTCAAACAACTTTAGCTAACGCTCCTGCTGGTATCTTAAATAGTAATATAACCACAACTACTTTAGGGGCTGCCACTACAGCGGCTTTAGCTACAACAACTGCAACTGCTAATGGTGCTATTCAAACAAATTTAACGAATGCACCCGCTGGTATCTTAAATAGTAATATAACCACAACTACTTTAGGGGCTGCCACTACAGGGGCTTTAGCTACAACAACTGCAACTGCTAATGGTGCTATTCAAACAACTTTAGCCAATGCTCCTGCCGAGATCTTAAACAGTAACGTAACTCCTGCGTTAATAGGCGCTGCTACTACAGGGGCTTTAGCTACAACAACTGCAACTGCTAATGGTGCTATTCAAACAACTTTAGCCAATGCTCCTGCCGGGATCTTAAACAGTAACGTAACTCCTGCGTTAATAGGCGCTGCTACTACAGGGGCTTTAGCTACGACAACTGCAACTGCTAATGGTGCTATTCAAACAACTTTAGCCAATGCTCCTGCTGGTATTTTAAATAGTAATGTAACTACTTCGTCTATAGGAGCTGCTACTACAGGGGCTTTAGCTACGACAAACGCTAATGTTACAACTGCCCAGGGAACTGCGACAACAGCTAACAACACTGCCAATACCGCTAATACTACAGCAGCTGCCGCTAATGCAACGGCTAATGCCGCCACGTCGAGCTTGGCTACTAAACTGACTAATGGCGCAACGAATGTGCTTGCCGCAAGCACAGCTTTGCAGACTTCGGGCTACGCAGGTGGCAGTGGCTTAATTATTACAGATAACGGCATAACGGCAAAGAAGGGAGGGGTTAGCACTTTCGCTGTTGCCAGTGATGGCACGGCAACTTTCAGTGGGATGATTACAGGGTCAAACGGGCAATTTACTAATCCTGTAGCTGTGCAAGGGCTTAGTGCCTACTCTATAAGTGTCGTGGGCATGGGCGGCAATGTTGGAGTTTTTGGGCAAGGCACAGTAATTGGTGTAACAGGGCAGGCATCTGCCCCCTCTGCATGGGGAGTTTCCGCGCAAAACGGTATAGGCGGGTTCGCCCTCAATGTTCAAGGAAAAATGTCTATAGATAACTCTACGCAAGTTGCCAACCTCAACGCCACGTATGTAGGAGGGTACTCCATCGATAAGCTGTGTACACTTGTAGTCACTAACAGCGGAACATGCACTATAGCGGGGGCAGGGTTTAACTTGAGTGTGGCGGGTTCGCTGGCGGGTTCTTATAGGACTACAGGCTCTGGAAACTATGTCTATATTACTGATGTTTCAGATGAAAGGTTGAAAAAGGAAATCATGCCAGAGTCGCTAGGTCTGGACTTCATCAGCAGACTTAGACCCGTGACATATCGAATGAAAGCGGACGATACGCTCTTGCATCATGGCTTTATCGCTCAGGATATGCAGGAGCACTTCCCAACCAGCAATATAGATTCATTACTAACAGAAGCAGAAGATGGTTATTACGGTGTTGGTTATACCTCTCTCATATCTATTTTAACAAAGTCTATTCAAGAGCTATCAAAAGAGCTTAATGATCTCAAACAACAACTAGGAAAATAATATGTCGAGAGAATCAACAATACCAGCAATCACTGTCAAAGAAGATATATCAGGAATCAACATATACCCAGATGTAATCCGCTTCATGACGGGAGTAGGTACTGTCATTGATGGGGTCTTTACTTATACAGTACCTCAGCAATATTTGAGTTATACAATCGAAAACAATTTATATCAACGTCTGATGAAACAGTACCCTAATGGCTTTGTATCAGATAATTTATGGGAGTATGTCGATATCATTCGTTCTGGTGCAGATTCTTCAGCACCCAGTAAATATGCCACTTGGGATTCAACGACAAACACTTGGGTTGACCCTGCTGACATTGTTAGCTTGACGCAAGCTGACGCAGTGCTTGAGGTTGATAGTTTAGCCAGCGTTAAGATACTAGCCACCTACCCTTTGTATAAGCAAAACAATGTCAGTAGAACACCCTTGTCGGATGAAGCGGTTGCTATGTATGCTTATATTGACAACATAAGAGCCTTAGCCCAAACAGCTAAATCTTTAATAAGTACAGCCATAACTGTTGTCGAGATCAGGGCAGCTGTTTCAAAGTTTTCAGAAGGGATAAGCTCCTAGACAAAACCTATCAAAAGAGCTATTATATTCTTAATTATAACGTCATGGATGACCTTAATTATGCCCTTTCTAACTGATCTCTCTATTACATCTGTTCGTGGTAGTCGCTTCTTTGTTCTTGAGAAGCCTTTGGCTTATCAGCACTTAAACCAAGTATATTCTGCCCCTTCCGGTTTTAAAACTGATTTTGCATCTATCCCTAAGATATTCCAAAATATCATTGGAGATGATGAAAGTGATATCCGAGATGCTTCTGTCATCCATGACTTTCTTTACTCCACGGGAGCAGTAACGAGACTTCAAGCTGACCGCATATTGCAGGCTGCGATGGTTGAGTTAGGGGCCAGTAAGTTTAAAGCCTACATAGTGTTTTTAGCTGTCAGAATGGCAGGTTCCTCACATTACGGTGCTGAATAATGCGCCTACTTACTCTCACTATCTTAACCCTTTTCTCAATATCTGGCTGTGCTTTCCTAAATGATATAGAAGCTTCCGCTCAAGCCGCAGTGTCTCTTTATTGCGATGCCCCTCAAAAACTTAGGTTAGCCAACAGAGCCTTAGTTGATAATGTTGTAAGTCCCAACAAAATCGCTATAACTTGTGCGGGAGACTTATGATGCCTGATGTTAATTGCAGACTAATAAGACTCGAAGCCCACATAGAGCATATCGAAGAAAACCTAGATAGGCATGTTGCTCAGGAATGTAAACAGCAAAACGATCTAATGGATCTAATGCAAGATATTAGAGACAAGCAAGCGAAAATGTCAGGCTTTTGGGCTGGCGCTGCCTTTGTTATCTCTGCATTAGCTTCTGGCTTGGCTATCTTCTTCAGCAGAGGTGGCTCGTGAACTCTAATATGACAATTGGCAAAGCAGGGCTTGATTTAATAAAGGCTAAAGAGGGCTTTTCTGCTACATGGTATGTTTGTTCAGCTGGTGAAACCACGATTGGTTGGGGTCATGTTAAGGAGTCTATAGATAATTTTAAGACTATTGACAAGATTAAAGGCGAGGCGCTTCTTCAGTGGGATTGTCGCGAAGCAATTGCGGGAGTTAAAAAGCATCTTACGTATTCTGTAAGCCAAAATCAATTTGATGCCCTTGTGGTGCTTACCTTTAACATCGGAGTTGAAGGCTTTCGCACCTCTACAGTGCTAAAAGAATTAAACAAAGGCAATATTCAAGCAGCCGCTGATGCCTTCGCTCGTTGGAATAAAATCACCAATGAAGATGGTGTTAAAGTAGTCTCTCGCGGCCTAGTTAAACGCAGAGCAGAAGAAAGGGCTTTATTTCTTAGCTGATTATTGTACCTAGACGTTGTTATATGGATATAGCTTGACACGTAAAGCTCATCTATGGATAATCAGCCTGGAACAAGTATTCCCTGCTGAACAAGCAGCTTAGAAAACTACATACTTGTTTAATTGTCGCACTCAGTAATGAGTTCGTGGATTAGAACGAAAGGATATTTGCTGCTGCACAAGCAGGTTAGAATTAGAATTAAGCCCTACTTGAGAAATCAGTAGGGCTTTTTTATGTCCAAATTCCTGAGACAACTTCTGCTTTGTTGATAGGTGCTTCAGGCAAGGTGTAAATCCATGCAGCCCCTGACCAAGTCGGAATGAGTATTCTATTATAATAAGAAGGGTATCCTTCTAACCAATCTGTTCTATCCAAATTAGCAACTTCCCACAACTCTCCTTTAATTGAAGTAGACCCTCCTTGTGTAACCGCAGGATAAGCGCCAAGATCATAAAGCGTAAAAGTAGGTGTAGTCGTGTGCTCAGAGATAAATACGCCATCTGAAATAATACTGTGGTTATGGAAGCCTCTTTTGAGAGATCCGTAGACAAAAATTAACATTCTATTCCTTGATTGTGGACTCGGGTTCAATTCCCAAAGGTGGAATTGAATTGCCATATTTTACCAACAACCGACGTATTTAATCGACACATTTCTATTACTGCTTATAAATCAAAACAGTTACGGGGGTTCAATTCCCCCCGCCTCCACCACTACGGCCCAGTTTTACTGGGGTTAGGACTTAAAAGCATCGGTTTAAATAGACTTAAACCGACGTTTTTACCTAACAACCGACGCTTTTAATCGACGCTTTTCGTGAACATTCTCACTGCTTTTTCCCCTGCATCATTCTGACTATCGTCAATATACCTCGCATAGGCTTTTGTAGTCTGAGCTGTTGTACTGTGCCCCATCTGTGAACTAATCCAGGGTAACAACTCTCCTGCTGATAACATCAGTGAAGCATAAGTGTGTCTTGTCTGATAGGGGTTTCTGTATCTGACATCTGCTTTCTTTAATGCTCTTGTCCATGCTTTTCTAATTGGGTCGTCACCTTTCCATGGAAGCTCGTCATGAGGGTTTAGGAAAATGTGTCGGTTAATGTGTCGGTTGTTTGGGAAGGTTAGTTCCTTTTGTTTTAATAAAGCATCTAATGCAGGAGCCAACAACTTTACTTGGCGTGTTCCTGCAAGTGTCTTGGTAGTCTCATCTTGAGTTGCATATTGAGTTTTAGCCCTCTCAATTTTTATCTTACTTTTTTCCCAGTTAATGTCTGACCAACGTAAAGCACAAAGCTCTGATGTCCTCATGCCTGTCCAAAAGGCAAATTGAATCATATTACCTAAGTGACCAGGCGAATTGATAACAATAGCTTCTTGCTCCTCCTGAGTAAAAGGATCTACAAAATCTCTCTTAGGAGGCTCTATACGGTTGAAGGTAAATCCTTCAATCGGGTTGGATTGAATGAGTCCTTCGGTTTTCGCCGCGGTTAAAGCGATATTTAAAACGGATAAGTTATTTGATATTGTTTTATTTTTAGCAGTGCAAGACCTGCACCAATCTCTGACATGGATAAAGCTTAGGTCAACTAATCTAGTTTTCCCGAATTGCTTCTTATGTCTATTGATTATTTTAGTGTAGCCATCAAGGGTACTGCTCTTGATATGCGGGGTGATGTCGTCAAGCCACTTGTCTAACCAAGTCTCAACGGTGGTGGAGTTTGTGTCCTTAGCCCTAACTAAGTTAAACTTAGCTAGGTTTTTGCTTTTAGGGAACGTTACTGCGTAGTTGAATGTCCCATTGCTGATACCTTCAATAATAGTATCTCGGAATACCTCAGCTTTTCTTAGGGACTCCAAGGAGACGGTGACGCACTTGAGGCGCTCTCGGCAGGAGACACCCTGATAGACAAATTCGATTTGTATGCTGGTGTCAGAGACTTTCCTAACCCCGCTTCCGCTTCTACCCAATTGTGATACCCCTCGACAGCAATAAGAATACGGCCATTCGCTCTGACCCAAACATCTCTTTCTTTCCAGATTTGACGTTCTATCATTTTTCGGATAGCGCCTTCTGAAAAGCCAGATTCAGCCGAGAATTGTCCCACTGTTTTGTAATTTACCATAATGATTTGCTCTGGTTATATCCATACTTGATTGCTGTCAAGGCTGGACGATTTCAAATAACTTGGGTGATAGCCTCCATGTGTTTCACGATGGCAGTTAGAGCAGAGAAGGGCGCACTTATCTAACTCTGCTTTAACAACTATCCAAGGCTTCCTAAGGCCTCCACTGGAAAGTGCAAAAAGCTTATTTTTTGGGTTAACATGGTGGAAATCAAGCGCACCAATATACGCGCAGTAACCACATATCTCACATACATTGCCTTTATATTCAAGGGCCTTTATTTTATTTCGTTGCCGTGCATCTTTACATTTAGCTGCATTGCATTGAGCACATCGACGAATCCTGCCTATGGTATGCACAACGCTTTTAGAGCCCTTTCCATGTTTTTTACAATCTACCATAATAACCATCCTTGGTTATGAAACTCTTAAAAGTTACTTAGAACTAAGCTGGTAAAACGTGTGAGTTCCTATGACTCATTATAAGTAAGTGGTGGAGCTAAACGGAATCGAACCGTTGACCTCCTGCGTGCAAGGCAGGCGCTCTACCAATTGAGCTATAGCCCCAAAAATTGGGATGCCTTCTTCTGCTATGCGTCCATAGCATTTCGACTTTCAGCATTGCCGCACCGCTCGATTTGTGCATAATTT